GTGAAATCTTTAGTATTAGGCACCCCACCCCCCGTAGCGTATTGCCATCTTCCTGAGTTGGAGCCGTCGTTGCCTGAGGTTCCTATTGTGCCTTGGGTACCTTGTCTACCTTGAATACCTTGTGTGCCTTGTACGCCTTGGATACCTTGTGTGCCTTGAGTACCCTGTGTTCCTTGTACACCTTGAATACCCTGTCTGCCTTGAATACCTTGAGTGCCTTGAGTGCCTTGGGTTCCTTGAACACCTTGGATACCTTGAGTACCCTGTGTTCCTTGAACACCTTGGATACCTTGTGTGCCTTGTGTACCCTGTACACCTTGAATACCTTGTGTACCCTGTGTTCCTTGAACGCCTTGGATACCTTGTGTACCCTGTGTACCTTGAACACCTTGGATACCTTGTGTACCCTGTACACCTTGAATGCCTTGAGTACCCTGTGTACCCTGTACACCTTGAATACCTTGGGTACCTTGGGTGCCTTGAACACCTTGAATACCTTGTGTGCCTTGGGTTCCTTGAACACCTTGAATGCCTTGAGTGCCTTGGATACCTTGAGTACCCTGTGTTCCTTGAACGCCTTGGATACCTTGAGTACCCTGTGTTCCTTGAACACCTTGAATACCTTGTGTGCCTTGTGTGCCTTGTGTACCCTGTACACCTTGAATACCTTGTGTACCTTGAGTACCCTGTGTCCCTTGAACACCTTGAATACCTTGAGTACCCTGTGTCCCTTGAACACCTTGAATACCTTGAGTACCCTGTGTTCCTTGAACGCCTTGGATACCTTGTGTACCCTGTGTACCTTGAGTACCTTGTGTACCTGTTGTACCCTGTATACCTTGAGTACCTTGTGTACCTGTTGTACCTTGGATACCTTGAGTACCTTGGATACCTTGAGTACCTTGGATACCTTGAGTACCTTGGATACCTTGAGTACCTTGGATACCTTGAGTACCTTGTGTACCTGTTGTACCTTGTGTGCCTTGAGTACCTTGTGTACCTGTTGTACCTTGGATACCCTGTCTACCCTGTATGCCTTGTGTGCCTTGGGTTCCTTGAACACCTTGAATGCCTTGTGTACCTTGTATGCCTTGAGTACCTTGAGTACCCTGTGTTCCTTGAACGCCTTGGATACCTTGTGTACCCTGTCTACCCTGTATACCTTGGATACCTTGGGCACCAATAGCATTAATAACTGAAATACAAATTGTTGCTCCCACAGCAGCTGAATATTCTGCACCATTATTGTAAGATACAGGTATGGTAGTAATAGAGCCTGCTGTAGTAGGAGTACCACTGATATTATATTGTGTGCTTAACCCACCATTAGTGACAGTTATAGTTTGGCCACTTACAAGAGAATCTAAAAGTGCAACATTAGGACTAGTACGGCCGGCATATATAAAAGTAGTACTATTATCGTAAGTTAATCCTGTACCTGTGTTTGTACTAATTTCATTAGCATCTGGACTGCTTGATCCAGTAGCTGACCAACAAGCTGTAACTGAAGGAGTAGAACCTGTTGTACCTTGGATACCTTGTCTACCTTGTGTGCCTTGGATACCTTGTGTGCCTTGAACACCTTGTCTACCTTGGATACCTTGTGTGCCTTGTGTACCTTGAATACCTTGAGTACCCTGTGTACCCTGTACACCTTGAATACCTTGTGTGCCTTGTGTGCCTTGTGTACCCTGTACACCTTGAATACCTTGTGTACCTTGTGTGCCTTGAACACCTTGAATACCTTGTGTGCCTTGGGTTCCTTGAACACCTTGGATACCTTGTGTGCCTTGTGTACCCTGTACACCTTGAACGCCTTGAATACCCTGTGTACCTTGTGTGCCTTGTACACCTTGGATACCTTGAATACCTTGAGTACCCTGTGTACCCTGTACACCTTGGGTACCTTGAGTACCCTGTGTACCCTGTACACCTTGAACGCCTTGAATACCCTGTGTACCTTGTGTGCCTTGTACACCTTGGATACCTTGAATGCCTTGAGTACCCTGTGTACCTTGTACACCTTGGGTACCTTGTGTTCCTTGTGTTCCTGCCCCCCCTGTATTACCTGTTATGCCTTGAATACCTTGAATACCTTGTGTACCTTGGGTTCCTTGAACACCTTGAATACCCTGTGTGCCTTGAACGCCTTGGATACCTTGTGTACCCTGTGTTCCTTGAACACCTTGGATACCTTGTGTGCCTTGTGTGCCTTGTATTCCTTGAACCCCTTGGATACCTTGGGTACCTTGTGTTCCTTGTACACCTTGGATACCTTGTGTGCCTTGGGTTCCTTGTACACCTTGAATACCCTGTGTGCCTTGAACTCCTTGGACACTAATACCCTGTGTACCTTGGATACCTTGAGTGCCTTGGATTCCTTGGATGCCCTGTGTGCCTTGGGTTCCTTGCACACTTATACCCTGCGTTCCTTGAACACCTTGAACACCTTGGGTACCTTGGGTGCCTTGTATGCCTTGTATACCCTGTCTACCTTGAATACCCTGTGTGCCTTGGACACCTTGGGTACCTTGTGTGCCTTGGGGACCTTGGATACCTTGGGTTCCTTGAACACCTTGAGTGCCCTGTGTACCTTGTGTTCCTTGAGTACCCTGTGTACCTTGTGTTCCTTGAATACCCTGAACGCCCTGAACACCCTGCATTCCTTGGATGCCTTGAGTACCTTGGGTACCTTGAGTTCCTTGAACGCCTTGAATACCCTGTGTACCTTGAGTACCCTGGGTACCCTGTGTACCCTGAAAGCCTTGCATACCTTGTGTACCCTGTGTACCTTGGGTACCTTGAATGCCTTGACCTGCAAAAGCACCTGCAATACCCTGTATACCTTGGGTACCCTGGGTTCCTTGAGCACCTTGGGTACCAGTTGTACCTTGTGATCCTTGTGGGCCCGAAGTACCTATATATATTATTTCCCTGGATTGTTGAGTAGGATTAATTTGGGGTTGTTCAGTAGGTATTTGGAAACTAGAAGTAGAAATAGGTTGAAATACATTTGTATTTCTATTAGTTGAAGTACGTGTAGGGGTTGTTGGGGTTCTTCTGGTAACTGTTCTAGCAGTTGAACTTGTAAATGGGGTGTTAATAGAAGAAGTAAGTGATGTTTCTATAAAAACTCCTTCTATATAATATTTTAAATAATCTTTTTTTAGATATTCGTCAAATTTTGGTAACTGCTGTTGTTGAGAGGTTAGTTCAACTATATTGCGGTTAGTTTTGTATACTTGTTCCCTATCACCTGTTAATTGCCAAGGTATATTAAAAGGCACATATAATTGCCATAATATTCTTGTATCTTTAATTACTAATAAATCAAATGTTTCTTTACTAATTTCAATATATAAAATTTCATTTGATTTTTTACAAAAATATCTTCTAAATTCTCCTATTTGATAGTCTTGGTGGGTAGGTTTAGTTTGAAAAAATACCGGAGTTGAATTAAAAGGAGTACTAGTGTTAGTTGTTGTATTATATTCTAATGCGTCTAAAGAAGGTGTAACATTTATGTCATCCGTTTGAATTTGACTATCAGTTATAGGAATTAATTCTTGTGTTGGTAAGTCCTGTGGGGTTTTACCTGTAAAGAATTGTCCTGAAGAATTTTTCCAATAAAATCCCGTATATAGTTCTTGGGTTTCAAGAATAACAAATTCTTGATTACTATATAAATTAGTTGTTACTTGAGATTTAGGAAAATATGCCATAGTTATGCTAAGGGATTATATAATGTACCATTGCCTTTTTGGGCAGTCACGTTATTTAAAAAAGTTTTAACTTCTCTTCTATTTTTTCCATCTTTACGATATGAAATGTGAATCCAAGGTCTTCCACCATTATCAGTTTTATATTCTAATAGAAATTGGTCGTATCCATTTTTACGAGCTAATATTTTTTGTATATCTTGAGCTCTTTTAAGCATTTGGATATTTTGATTTTCTATAGTTCCTGCAATGTCAGAGAATTGTATATCTACTGCTTCTCCTATTTCGTGTTGGCTAGAATTTCCCTTATCTCTGTAAGCATTAGTTACAATTATGGTAGGAAAAGCAGCTCTTATAGGTTCTAATATGTTTATGGCTAATGCTCTTAAATTTTCTATTATTTGTTGTCTTGTAAATGTTCCTCCTCTTGCAGTTTTAGGGACACCCTCTAAAGGAATAAAGAACTGAGCAGCAGGGGCACTACAAGACAGTCGAGATAAAGTATAATTAGGAGATAATTGTTGATCCTCAGCAGCACAATTTCTATTTCTGTTTGAAGCCCTTACATTATTCCCTTGATTTGTTGTTCCTGTTGTTTGTTTTGGATTTAAACTGTCACTTTGAGATGGATCTTTAGGTACCATTACTGTAGTTAAATCAGTAGTCCAAACATTATTTTCTATTTTATTAGTTATACCTGTAATCAAAAAATCCATAGTAGCTGGGTAATTTGAGGGAAGGTATGTAGTATCTACTCTTAAAGCATTATATATTTTAAACCCTGAAATACCATCTAAAGTTAGATTTAAGCTTATAGGAATAAATCCAATATGATTTGATGCTTTTTTTTCGGTGATTGCTTTTTTAGCAGTTTGATAAGTTACAAAATCTAATTGGAGTTGAGTATAACTGTCTATACTTCCTCCATTCCATATAGGTTTTTCATTGTTATTTTTAGACCCTAACTCAAATATTGCAAGATCAAAGTTCTTTTTAGCATTAGGAAATCTTTCATTTAGATCTGCTAATTGTTCTTGGGCAGTAGGGTTAACAGTATTGGCGCCGCTAGAATCAGTTTTAGTAGGTGCTATCCTGTCTTTTAAACCCTCATTAAGTTTAGATAAAGCTGTAGAGTCTTCACCTACAACTGATCCTGCGGCTTGTGCCCCTATAGTTAACATATTAGCTAGATCGGGTGTAATTTCAGTTTTTAATCCAAAATTACGAACAAAGCCCGCAGTAGTTTTATTATTATAATAACCATATAAATTAATTGTAGCTATATCATCATTATTTGAAGGCGTTTTATTTAAACTAGTTAGTATATCATTTTTTCCTGGGAGAGGATTTTGGTCTATTATTAAAATATCTTTATCATTTTCTACATGGATGTCTAAATTATTTACTCCTCCAATAGATGTGTTTATTCCAGCTAATAATGCTTTTAAAAACGAAATTAAAGTACATGCCCCTTTATTATCAGTATTAGAATCTATAGTTTCTAAAACATACATAAAATTAACATAGACGTTCATAATTTGACCTACTTTATACCCTCCTATTTCTTTAACATAATCTTCTCCTTCAGGAGCATAATAATAAGTATTACCTGAGGTTGAATTGATTTGGGTTTTAATTAAACATACACGTGGGTCCATACTAATTTGATTATAGACAGTGTATACATAATTATTTTCTTGATAATTTATATTTAATATCGGGATTTTACCATCATATTTTTGAAAAATTTTATTTTGTAGGTATGCTAATAAAGCTCCTAATCTTATATAATATTCAGGTTCATTTTTTCCTTCAAAAATTTGTTTTAAAAAATTTTTTTTCTGTTCTATATCGGGACTAAATAATAAATTTTCCTTTGTATTACGATTTATAATACTAGTTATAGATACACTACCATTCTTTTTTTCTGGGGTTTTTTGGCGTTCAAAAACTTGTTTTACATTATAAAGTAAAAATCCAATTTGATTTTTATCAGCATATGATTCTATAGTAGGGGGTTCAGTTTGATTGTCTCCACCTGTATTATTAGATGGATTTTGAGAGGGGGTATTAATATTTGTTTTATCGTCTACTAAAATATTCATTTTTAGTGATTCAATAACATCCCCTATACTTCGTATAATTAAATTAATATTGTAACTACCATCTTCAGCAAAATCCCAAGAAAAGTTAACTACTCTACCATACAAAGCATCATAATTGCCATTAGATTGTTTTCTTTTTTCTTGTATTTTAGTTAAAGTTGTATTTACATCAAGGGTGCCATTTAAAAAGTCTGCAGCTATTGAATTAATTTGATTTTTTTGTAAAACCCCAGCGTTATCAAAGTAAATAGTATTTCCCCATTCTAATAAAACACTATACCCTAATCTTAAATAGAGTAAATCTACTATTTCAAATTGAACTCTATTCCAAGCTTTTATATTTACTGTGGCTGTTTTTAAAGTGCCCCTAGTTTCAGTTTTTATATCTACTGAGGTAATACCAGGCATAGGACGTAAGCCAAATTCTAAACCTCCTATACCATAAGCAGCATTGTGGTTTATTAGATTACCTGTTCTATTTATTCCAGAACGTTGTTGATTATTAACATCTGTAGTACCATTGAATAGTATAAATTCTTTAGCTAAATTACTACTTCCATATTTATTTTTAATATCTTGTAATTCCTTACTAGCTGGGTTAAATCCGGCTTCTAGATCTACGGATGATACTAATTTAGCAAAAGATGTTTTTGCATTAAGGTATTCTATTTGTTCTAAAGTTCGATTTTCTACCCCCCCAGAACCATATGCTATTTGTCTAGTTTTTATTTGGTTTGAAACAAAATCTTGTATTCCTTCGCCTATAATATTCATGCTTGTAACCTGTTTATAATATCAAATTCTTCTATTGGGTTTGTATAATTGCCGGGTATTCTAATTTGTACACCTTCGGGTATAACTAATGTTCCTAAACTAATATTAGGATTAGCAACAGCTATAACCCACCATAATGAAGAATCCCCGTAGTAATTTAATGCTAATAAATCGTATCTATCACCTTGTGAAGTATAAACATATATATCGTTTGCTGATAATGGTATCTCAGGATAACGAGATGTGGCATACATCTGTTTTCCACTTAAGGATTTAATAATAGGTATGTTTAGATAGCGGTTCATTTATTATCGATCATAATTAGAAGCTGCTCCAGCTGATAGAGCTATATATCTTTGGTTTCCGTATGATGTTACTTCACCAATAGCAGCTTGATCTATGCTATTAAGGGCTTGACCTCCAAATCCAAGCCCTTGTTTACTTGGTACAAAATTATGGATTGGTGTAAAGCTAAATCCGGTTACTCTAATCATGTGTGGTAGTTCTTTTACTGTATTATCTGAACCCCCCTCAATATTGCTATTAATTCCTATTTCCCAGGGAGATTCTTCGGGTATATCATACGTTAACTGAGTTATAAAGCCAACCTGTTCGTACAAATATCCACCCATTGTTAATTCAACTAAAGGACCTCTCATATAGCCAAATTCACTATAATCTGGGGCTAAATTAGAAGCAAGATAATTTAATTTTTTATACATTGGTATAAGCTCATTTTTGGATTGAGCTGCTACTGTAAATGCTAAAGATATAGTTCTATCAAATCCTTTATAATTATAAAATTTTTCACCTCTACCTAAATATCTTACACTATCCCATTCACCCGTATATGAATCGCTAAAACTATCTATAAATGCTCTAAAATGCATAAAGGTTTTAAAATTAGGAGCATTGTTATCTATAGCAGCAATTCTAAATTTAACTAGATCATTTACTTCTTGAGAATCAGTAACTTTTTCACTTCTATAAATTGATAAAGCATTAATTTTATCTATGGGGCCTATACCTGACCCATTTGAATATGATGTTAGATTTTTTCCTGAGGAGTTACCAGGGCCCCTTCCATCTTTCCCTCCTATATTAACACGCTTTTCATAATTTTGGCTAGTATAATCTAAAGATTCAGCTAAAGAACCATTTTTTGTTGCTTTATCTCTTGCGGTTTTAGGAAGGATTGAATTTTCTCTAATTATTCTTCTAAAATCTTGTAATATAGGTGCTCCTGTTTTTCTACTATCATTATCTTTAGATACCCCAGCAGTTAATAAAGGAGGATTATCTTTCCCATATGGAGATTCTTCTATTTGTTTTTGTGTATATGTGGCCGAACCATTAGCATATAAAATCTTGTCGTTATTATTTAATATAGTTTGATTCGGACCCTGTTCATATACTGAAGGTGGTGTTAAATCTGATAAAGGTATATCATTATTACTACCAGATAATAATAAATTAAATTTTCTAGATGTTGGAGATTGTGATATTAATCTTCTAAGATTATCAGTTGAATTTAATGTTTCTTGATTTGGGGTCCAAGTAACAGGGCCTGTAGCATTAGGATTAAATAATTTAGCATTTAAACCAACCGCCGAACCTGATTCATAAACATAATTACCATCTGTAGGAAAATTTCCAATAGTTAATAATTCTACCCCATTAGTTTCATAATATCTATTAGTAACCCCTGTAGCTTTACTTAGTAATATATCTAAAAATTTTCGACTACGATCAGGATTATTTTGTTCTGATAAATCAGGAGTCCAAGTAGTAGCACCTGAAATGCTATATGGGTTATTTTTACCTGTTCTTTGATCAGCAAATCTAATACTGGTAAAACCTACACCCAAAGGTGCTCCTGGCCCTCCTTTGTATGACAAAATGTTACTGGGTAGATCTGATATATTATTTATCTTGGAAAATAGTCCGATTGAATTATTTTGAATTTTAGATTCATATAAAGCAAATAATCTATTTTTCAAACTACCATCTGGGGAATTTAACCATTCTTGGTTATAATTTTTTATTCGAGTAGCATATAAGTTACCATTGTTGGCATATGCTCCGGTTTGTCCAAAGGGATTTACACCTTGTTTATTTAAATGGCCCCCAAATGCTACAACACCGGCTTGAGCTAGTGTAGATAAAGGGGTATAAATACCTTCATTTAAAACTCCACTAGTTTGGGTACGTACCGCAGAATTTGATAATACATTTTGTTTAGCTGTAAATAGCAGTCCGTTAGGTGATTTTAAATCAAAAAACATTTTGGTAAGTCTAGCAACATCTGTAAGAGCATCTCTTGGTGCTAGATAACCATTTCTTAATAAAAAATCGGGTGACTTGGATGTTAACCCTTCAGGAATTTTAGATTTAATATAAGGCTGTCCACTATCCCCACCGCCTGGGGTGTCTTGACCATACCTAAGACTTTTTAGGTCTGTTTTTAGATCTAATAAGCCCATTCAAATTATCTAGGAGGATTATCTAAATATTTTGGAGGAGTTTGCCCATTTAAATCTAATACTGAAGGTTCAGGTTTAAATGGTTGAAATGGTACTCCATTAATCGAATATTCGTAGTGTAAAGCAGATAAATCTGTTGCGCCTACGGGTGTAGTTGGAGTATTCCCGTCAAATTCACTTAAAGTTGATCCTTGGTTTCTAAGTTTATCTAATAGTCCCATAATTAAAATGTTTTGGTTTATTATAAATATGTAGAATTATTAGGATTTGTAAGTAGACATAGCCATTGCTTTACCTACTTTTGTGCCGTCAAGATAAACATTACCTTCTCGGTTAGCTATTTGGGTTAAAATAGCTCTCATTTCTCTAAATTCTGCCATAAGTTTATCTAATGGGATAACTGCTTCAGCACCTGCCTCACCTACTAAGGCTCTTGTAGGTTTAGTTACTATACCTCCAGCAGCCATTTCTTCTCTTTCACCAAATATAAGATCACCTAAAGCATCACCTGCCATAGCCCCCCCAACACCACCTGCTACAGTACCAACACCCGGGGCTATTAAAGATCCTAAAGCTCCTCCTCCAAATCCGCCTAAACCAGATAAAGCAGCTCTACCTATAGTTTCAGCGCTAAAGCCTCCTTCAGCAAATTCCATACCAGCACCCAATAATGCCCCGGCATATGGGATACCTTTAAGTAAGCCTTTACCACCTCCTTTAAAAAGACCTTTTATTAAATTTCCCTTACCTGCTCTTCGTAAAACATCTCTACCCTTTTTAGAAGTTAGTCTTCCAAAAGCTCCTTTTCCAAAAGTTCCTCCTCCACTGATATCTTCTTTACTAGCCCCATTATTTCCATTATTAATATCATTAGTATAGATACGATTAGTTGGGGTACCTGTTGGGCGATCTTTAAATGAATTAACTAAGGTTTTCCCTATTAAAAATACTGAGCCAACTGCCGCTGCTATAGCCCCTACTGAGCCTATCCCTCCTAAAACTGCTTTAGCAAATGGAGATTCACTTATAGTCTCCATAATTCTTGCAACTTTATCAGCCATTTTACCTAAAGGCCCGGCTATTACAGCTTGAATTGCAGATTTGAATGTATCCGTAGCTTGAGCTATTCTAGCTTGTGCATCTAATTGCTGTTCAGATAGTTTTAAGTTTTTACCTGCAAGCCCTAGTTTTTCTAATTGAGCTGCTTTTTCATATTCACCTGCTTCTTTTAAAGCTTCTACTCTTTTATTTAATTCACTTCGTTGAACTGTACCTAATTTTTGTAATTGTCTTTCTTTAACTAATGAATCTGCTAATTCGTCTGCGCTCATACCTAATGCTCTAGCATAAGCTTCTTGTTGAATAACATTCATCTTTTGGAATTTTTCTAAACCATTAGGGCCTAGATTTTTCATTAATTCCTCAGCAGCTCCTGCAGAATCACCCATTAAAGCTAAATATCTAGCTCTTTCTAAATTAAGATCTTGTCCGGTTAACAATTCAGCTTCTAGTTCAGCTGAAATTGAATCTTCAAAATTGAGTAATTTAGAGGATATATTTTTAGTTTGTTCTAAAGTCATCCCTAACTTTTGGGCTTGTACTACAGCTTTACCTAGTAAAATAGGATTATTTTTATATTGTGCTGCTAATTGCCCACTAGTTTTAAGAACTTCTTGTAAAACTTTTTTATTATTTAAATTACCTTTTCTTATAGCACCCACAGAATCATATACTTCTTCTTGGGTTTTATTATTAAGTAAAGAAAGTTTATATATATCTGCAGATTCTTCTGCAGTTAATCCGGTTACTTTAGAGATTTGGGCTTGTGTACTTAAAACCTCTTCTGAGAAAATTGCAGATGTTCCTAAAGATTCATTAAGTCTTAAAGTGGCTTCTAAAAAGTTTTGTTGATTTCCAAAAGCACTTTTACTTGATAATGTAAGACTATAAAATTCTCTATTTAAAACCGCTGCATTTTTACTAGACATTCCCAACTCCCGAGCTAAATTAGCAGTGTCTTTACTAAAATTAGCTCCTATATCGTATAAGGTTTTAAATGTTTTAGTTAAAAACGCTAATTGAACTGCTGGGTCTGTGAGTAAAGATTCTTTAATAGCTCTAAATGAACCCTTTAATCCTTCAGTTACTACTTTAAGTGTTTTTCCTTCTTTAGCAGCTTGACGCATTGAAATATTGATTTCATCAATAGCTTCACTTTCAACACCTATATTTTGTAATGTTTTTGCAATTCCTTTAAAAGCTTGACCGGTTAAACCAAGGGTTTTATTAAGTTCAGTTTCAGATTTAATATTTTCTTCTATAAAATTATTTAAATCTTCGTATTGAGCATTTTGCTTGTTTATAATCCCCTCATTTTCTTTTAAAGCTTCATTTATTTTAGCAATTTCTGTCCTATTTTTAGCCCTTTGAGTTAAACTAGTTTCATTATTTTTGTTTTCTTCTATTAATGCTGCTTTCTTTTGTTCTAAAAGCTTATTATTATTTTTGGCATTTACTTTTTCTTGTTGCGATTTCCTTTGTAAAACCTTAAGTTCTGCTAAAGATAATTCATTAATACCCGCCTGTTGGTACTGAAGTTTTTGTGCTATACTAGATAATGAATTAAAAGTTTTTTTAGTAGCACCTAAACCAATATTACCTTTTGAAATTTCTTGTACAACTGATTTAAATCCTGAAGAAAGATTATCTATAGATCGTAAAGACTCATCAAATTCGGTTTGCCATTTTCCTAGAATTTCAGCTACCACAGTAGCATCTTCAGCTATAGGTTTAAGATTTAATTTAGATAAATCTTTATTTAAAGTAGTAGCTAATTGTTTAAGCCTTTCAAATTGCTTATTTATTTCTTCAGGAGTTAGATTAGCCATTTCATTAGTATATGTTATAAATATTAAAAGGCATCATTTCTTTGATGCCTTTGTAACATAGGTAGGGGGTGATATTTTCTTTATAGGTAATTTATCTCTTGTAGCTCCTACAGATTTCATATTTTCTATAGATTTTTCTACATTATTTGTATTTTCTTGATTATTTATCTTATCGTAATAATTTTTTAATTTATTATAAGTAAATGTACGTAACCAAACCGGCATATTATATACTATATCGTAACTATATCCCCCCTGCCCATGAAATAATATTTCGTGTATTTGATTAAATATGTGTGCTCTATAATTAGACGTCAGGCCAAAAAAAGTTAACTCCAAACTGGACATTGACGTCCTCCTCTACGCCTTCAATAAATTCATGTTTAATTTTGGTATTTACACCAGGGTTTATAGCGTTATAATATTCCCTGAATGCCCTAGAGTCACGCGCTAAAAACGCATTATCTACAAATTCTCTAATAGATTTTTGATCGTAGTTACCATTAACTGATAAGATCATATGTTTTAGTCTTGTAGTTAATTCGGTATTAGCTTCTTTATTAATTTTCTTTAAACCTTCAATTTCAGCTTCTATATTTTTTTCGTCTTTTTGAGTTAAAAGTTTAAAAGTAATAGTATTGTTGGTATGAGGGAGAATAAAAGTAAATTCATTTGTGTGTGCTGAATTTAGTTTAGATTCGTCTAATTGTTTTTCTTTTAGAAGGGTTAAATCTATATTAATTGGTTCTCCTAAATATTCAAATGTATATTCTTTTCCGTATCCTAAAATACGAGCAGATAACATAATGGCGTCTTTATCACCTATTAAAAGATCATCATAATTAAATTTAGTAATCAATAAAGATTGTAATAGTTTATCAATTACTATCCCTTGTCTTATGTAGTTTTGATTAGTAAGAATGTCTTCTTCTTTAGCGGTCATATATTTCATTTCAACTTTGCCGCTTGATAAAGGGTTATCTTTAGAATATACTAATCCTTTAGATGGTAATTCAACTATTTCGGTTGGGAAATTTAATTCGGCCATAATTTTTATTTAATGTAACTTTGTTGATTATAAATATTATAGGGGAAAGTTCTTTAATTGGATTCTTTATCCTTTTATAACTTGTTTTGAACCTTGAGTTCCTTTTAATCTAGCTTCTAGTTTATCTAATCGAGAATCGAGTTGTCGATAAACCTCTTGGAATTGTTGATCTGTGTCTCGGTGTACATCATCCATTCTACGATAAATGTTAGTAAATTGAGTGTCACACTCTCTTGCTTGTTCTTTTAATGAATTTATTGTTTTAATTACAATAAATGCAGCTATAACCTCGGCTATTACCAAGACTACAACCATACCTAATACAAAATAAAATGTTGTCATACTTTTTTAATTTAAATTGTTGAATGTATTAAAGAACTTTCCCTATAATACGTGTATAATATAAAAAAAGAGCTTGGGGTTGCCAAGCTCTTCTTGAAAAATATGTAAGCGTTTTTTAGAAATTCAATACGCAGTAATCAGGTTGAACAGTCATTGTAATATTTACAGCTACACCATCATCATCCCAATTATAATCACCAAAACTGGCTTCAGTAATCATTGCTCCTTTAATTACCCACTCTGATACAATATCACCCACAGGACCTAACACATCAAATGTTAAGTCTTTCTTGTAGAAATCAGAATATCCGTCTCTACCAGTTACTGATTCGTGGTGTAAACGTACCCATTCCATTACCGCTTGTGCACCTGAAGGAGTGATAGGATCGAATAATGTGAACTGAATAGTGCCCCAAGTAGTTTTACCTTTAACATAACGTTGTACGTTAATATGGTTAAGAGCTACTGAGTTTTGAGTTAAATTTACTGCACCTACTCCTTTGATTTCATAAGCCGGAATACCATCGATATACATGATGAATCGGTTGGTTTGTTTCGGTTCAAAGGCTGTGAAAAATATTTCGTTTGGATCTAATACTGCCATGTTATTTTAGTTTATTATAAATATTCCGTTTTTAAAAATTTACGCAGGGAATGTAGCACCTGTTGGGGTAATATTGAAATCGAGGTAAATAAATTCAGCGGTTTTGGTTGGTTGTAGATAAATTTGACCTACCATCTGATTTCTATCGATTACATCAGGTGTATTATTTGAATCATCCATAATTACTCTAAAGGCATACAAACCTTGACGTTGTTGTACTGATTCGAGATATGGATTAACTTGACTTAAGAATTGATTTCTTGTTGCGATTGTGTTTTGTTCAAATACTAAGTTATTTGCTACTTGAGTAATATAAGACTTAAGAGCAATTAACAATCTACGAACATTTACACGATCAAGAGCAGATGCTTTTTTCTGTAATGTTTTTTGTCCGTATACTACAACACCTGTTCCAGGGAACGTAGCAATTGGGTTAACGTTACCTACATAAAGATCGTTACGATTTGTTTGAGATAATTTTCTTTCTGCTCTAACTACTGTATTTAAACCACCTCTGTTAATACCCGCGGGTGCGAACCAAGGCTCAGATACACTATCGTTAAATGCGTATACACCTGGGATCATTGTAGAAGCAGGTACCCAAACTAATTGTCCTGTTCCAGGATCAACTGTTTGTAACCAAGGCCAATAAGTTGCGGCGTATGAATTATTGACACTAGAGGCAGCAGTTATAGTTTGTGATAACTGGGCACCAAAATAATAAGTATCTGTTACTAAAATAGCATCACCACGTGATTGAACTGCATTAGCTAAATTAGTTACTTGAGTAGTATTATCAGTTATAGTTAAACCCGGAATTGTAATAACATTAAATCTATAATCGTCTTGATTAGACATTAAAGAAATCATGTTATTGTAATCTGTGGCATTAATACCTTGAAGATTAGTAGTACCTGATATAGCATTATAAAATTTAGCACCACCCCCGTAAAATAAATTACCTGTAGCTCCACCAAAAGTTCCACTAGCGTTTACTGGAATGGAGCTTGTATATTGGTTTTGAGGAGTTCCGTTATTATCAAAATAGTAAGGAGTTGGGCTATTAATAGCACTTACATAAACATATCTTGATTGGTTAGGGAAAGTACCATTTACTTGAATATAGTTTTCAGTTGAATTATAGTCTTGGTAGCTATCACCAATTACTCTAGATACATAATTAGGTTGAGTTGGGTCTAGTGAAAGGTTAGTCCAAGTTTCTAATACTACAGGTTCTGTAGTAGTGTCGTTACCTTGTCTAATTAATAGGCTGAATGTTCCTGATCCTGTATCGCGGTTTGTAATTTGCCATCTTACATTATCAGCTGAACCACTTGATAAAATACCATTAGTGCCTAATGAACCTGAATTGTTCATTATAGTACCTTCAGAAATGGTTTTTAAAGTAAAGGCTACATTACTACCACTAGCTAAAATTGAAGCCGAAGCAGGAGCAAATGACCCTGAAGCTACTCTAGCTACTAATAATGAAGTACCTCCATTTTGGAAGTAATTATATGCCGAAATAGATGTTAAATAGCTATATTCTTGACCACCACTTAAAAATGTAGTACCAAATTTATTTACATAATCAGAGTATGTAGTTACTACAGTGGGGATTTCAACTGGCCCCTTAACTGTGGGTCCTATAATAGCTGCTCCAACAGTTACGGGTTGTTGGGTTACAAATGATGAGTCGTTTTCTCTTGCAAGTACGCCGGGAGATATTAAAGTTTCTGCCATGTTTTTATCGGGTTTTGTTGATAATACATATGACAGAAAATTCTAAAAATTATGTTTCTTCATCAAAAAAGAACATATGGAATAACCGAGAAGATGGAATATCCCACCCAAAATATTCAGATGCTGAGTGGATTAGCCCTCCATTAAATATAACTAATCTATTAAATACATTGCCTATTTTATCTACTAATTCATAGGGTGTTCCGTCTAAAAAAGTATGTTGATTAAATACTTTATTACCTTCTCCAATTTCCCAATTTATTTCAGAATTATGTTTTATTTTAGTTTCTTTGTGTCTAAAAAAACTAGTCCCACATTGAGGGGGGGCGTCAGGTGTAAGGTATATCATACCTGCCCATTGTTGAGAATCACAATGATATACTAAAGGGGTACCAGCTGTACAAGTTTGAAAACGACCATTTATCCCTCCATCTTTCCATCCTTGCCCGTTACCAGTATGTTCTGCTATTTTTACACCCATAATTTCTTCAAATCTTTCTTTTATACCTTCAAAAAGAAATTGTTTGCGGGTTCTTGAACCTACAGCACCCTCACCTGGAAAATAAGTTTGTTGAAGAGCAAATTCTCTTACAGCATATGGGTCATCGTAAAAGTTATCAACTACAAAAAAAGATTTGCGTTGGTTTTCTTTTAAACTAAATTTATTAGTTTCTATAACACCCCAATCTGAGTCTGGGGTTGGATCTGTGTAGTATGTGTCTAGTGTATTGAATTTCTTAGATATCCGGTATGAGTTATCATACCTGAATGAGATATTACAATAGTCTAAATGGTTTTTTATAAAATTATCATCCCATAAATTAATTTCTTCGACATGGGCTAATTCATTAGATGAAAATGCAATTAAATCTTTTGCATCTTTTAAATATAAATTCCTAAAAGTTATAAAACTTTCTTTCATTTCTAAAGTATGAAGATGAAATTCCCCAGTAATTTTGCGAACATTCTTACGAATCCAATTATAATTTTCTAGAGTAAAAATAGACCATTCTCCCCCTTCACAATCGGTTTTTAAAAAATCAATTTTTTTAATATTATTATTTTCAATATAACTCTTAAAAGTGATTGCATTTACTATATTAGGATTTTGTGAATTATCAAGATCATATACAGAATCTATAATTACATTGTCCATATCATAATTTGAAATAGCATAACAATTTAAAAAAATATTACTATAATTTTTAAAATTTTTACTTAATGTTTCAAACAAATCTTTACTGGGTTCAAAGCAATGAACTTCTTTAGGAAATTTATTTATAATAAAATTAGTAAATGGGCCTACACTTGCCCCTATATCAAATACAATATCATTTGGTTCAACGTCAAAAAATTTTGTATAAACTCCATGTTCAATTTCATTTTTGACATAATCCCTGTGAGGTTTATTCTCTTCATTATTAAAAGAGCCCCAATCAAATTCAGTTAAATTAGGAAGTAAAAAATTTTTAACTCTGGGCAGTTCAAATATTTCTTTTGGAAGATTTTCTATTGGGTATTTTTTTAAAATAGTATTTTTAATTCCCGAAGGGGGTATTTTTCCTTCTTCTGGGGTGTTTTCTAGTAGTCTATTTTGGAATTCTTCGGAATTATGTTTATTACCAATTAAAGATTTAGATATATCATCATAATGACAAAAAGATTTAGATTTTTCTATTCTTTTTTTCCCATTTCCCATCCAACTAAAATGCCAACCCAAATCGTGTATTATATTTCCATCTTGTGTTAAATGATTTATAGAAAATTTATTAAAAACACAAGATCTAATTTGGGCGGGTGTTGATATTTTTAGTTGTGATTTTGTAGCAAAAAACATGCCCCCGGCCCAAAGCCTAGGAATATTTTCATTTTCAAAATAGACTCTAAGATCTGCTCTTCCTTCAAGATGTACTAATGGAATTTTTATAATAGTCTCTTGATTTTGCCTACACATAGAAGAAACCCATTCAATAGCTTCAGGTTTTATAATTTCATCTGAGTCACTGTGGATAAATACTGTGTCATCATCGTAATCGTCTAAAACAAGTAAAAGAGAGTCTTTTTGCATTCTTTCTCTTACTCTTCCCCGCAATGAATTTAAATTATTTTTATTTAAACTAGATTCAATATCCCAATCTTCTGTACAATTATGTATATCAATTTCTTCAATTATTAAATCAGAATCTTCAGGTATATTTAAATCTATAATCTTTATTTTTTCTTCGGGTAAATTTAATTCTTTAATTCTCTTTCTTAGATTGTATTCAATAGGAATGCCACTTTGGGTTTTATTAGACTCACAGATTATAAATTCATCAACATAATCTTTTAACATATTAATTCTTAATTCAAGAATTTCCTTTCCTGTAGGGTCAAAATAAGGAAAAAAATCTACTATCTTTTTCATATCCTTTCAATTACAGTTAAACCATTATTATTTGTTTTATGAATTTTAAATTTCCATTCTGGGTGTTCTATTAAGAATTCTATAATTGCCGGGAGAAGTCCTATTGGGTTTTCATTATATCCATTTTCTATAGTGACTGAATAGGATTCACCATTGGTTCCATAAGTATGAGTATCGTGGAATGCTATATATTTTCTAACTTTTGGGGAGTGTAATTTAAGTTCTTCTTTGAGTTGGTTATAACAATGCCAAGTGTCAATAAATAAAAGATCAGTTTCTTCTATTTTAATATCTAAAACGTTTGCCTTAATATAATTTACATCTTTCCCAAATTGTTTTGCTTTATTAAAAAGGTTATTTACTTCATCATCAATATAAAGATCATACGACCTTAAAATAACATCAGTATTTAAAAATGCCCTAGTACTTGCACCGGCTCTAACCCCCATTTCAGTAACATGATTACATTCTTTTGCGAGTTCAAAAAGAATTGGAAGATTTTCACTAATATTAGAAAAAGTATTACATACTTTTTGGTATTCTAGTTCAAAAAAAGTTCTATCTAAAAAAATTTTACATTCTTTTTCAACAGAACTTTTTAAATTTTCATCTAATTCATCCCAATACTTAAAAGCTAATTCTTTAAATAATTTTCTACTTTCAGTACCTTTTCCCCACCACCACGAAATAAATGCTTTTTGAAACATCAAACCACATTTCCCATTGTGTCCAAAATAAGTTCTAAGGGGTGGTAAATTAAAATCGGAGATATTTAAACCTATTTCAGATATTGTGTAACATTCAGCATATTCATTTCTTGATTCATATAATTTACTTAATAAGTAATAGGCTTCGGGTCTTTTAGGTAAAACTGTAATAGCGTGTAAATATAGCCCTTTTACTGTAAAATCCCTATTTTTCTGTTGAATAAAACAATCAGCTATAAGAAGTAAACATTCATAAGATAAATTTAAATCTTCAGATCTTTCAGCTGCTCTAAGTAAATACGATATGGCAGAAGAGGTATGACCTAAATTTTTGTATGCTAACCCTAATTCATAATTAAATTCAGGATTAGTTGTATCGCTTATATAATTAATTAACTGTTTATCCATAAATAAAGTTTTCTAAAAATTTAGCAGGTATTTTGAGAAGATATGATGCATTATCTTGAAATCCAAATGTAATTAAGTAATTTTCTTTGTATTTTGCTAACCCACATGCAAATTCTATCTTAGCATCTAAAAAAGAAAAATTATCAGAAAATTTAAGAATATTCCAATTTTTATCCCAGTATGTAAATCGGTGTTTATAAGTACCATCTTTACGCCCTTGTTCAGAATTATATAAATATGTTTCATGATTAAGAGTTAAATATCCTTCCCCAAATGGGATAACTTGAGATCCTCCTCTTAAATCGGCAGGTATACTGCAATGTTGACCTAAATGTACTTGCTCAGAACGTCCTTCTTCAGGATAAACTTTTACTACTTCAGTTGGGTTTGTCCATTTCACAAAATGGTAGGGCATATCCAAGATAGGCATCCAATTTTTTTCACAATATGAATTTGGATCTATAGGAGGTTCAATTCTAAATCTAGATATTTCTTTACCATCTACTATCTCGGATAGTTCCATTCTACCTTCACCATTAGGTTTTGTATCTCTTCTGACCCCACACATATAAAGTTTTCCGTCCCATTTAACTAATCGGGCATCTTCTAGTCCTATAAATTCCCATACTGGGGGGATATCTAATTTAGAGGTATCTACTTTAGTATATGATTGGATTTCTAAAGTTGTAGGATCTAATTCACAAAGATAATTAGTTGTTGCAAGAGTTAAATCATTTTCTGGGTGTAAATATACTAAGGGACCATATTGATGCTCAAATCTGTTTAGCTCTGAGTGGTATAGAGTATATTGGATGTGACGTAAATTAACTAGAATTTTATCATTGCATGAACAAAGTGGGTCAATGTCAATATAAATTGAGGGGTTACATAAACCTGTCCCGTTTGTATTTTCCGAAGGTATAAGTAGAGGAGTTATAGCCCCCCCGTTTTCTAAAACTATTTTAACAAAATTATCAATCATAACTTTTTAAAATATTTTAATTTTCTATTCTAGAAATTTCTCCGGTTTGTGGGTCTACAGAAACTTTTCCGTATTTATCAGTTAACTCTCTAGTATAAACTTGTTCGTCGTTTTGTAATTGAGTTAAAAGTTGTTCTGCATTTTCTCTTCGGCTTTGTAGTGCAAATTTAGCGATTTCAATTTGACCTAATTCATTGATTAGAATTTGACCTCTTTGTTGTAATTCTTGAAGTTTTTCAAGTTCTTGTTGTGTTAGTTTTTCCATAAATTTTTGTTTTTTATAATATACAAAATTTAATTTAAATTTCCAAATTATTTTATTAAATTTTAAGGATTTTGTAAAGATTGAATTATTTCATTTGCTTTGATTAGTTGTAATCTTAATTCTGATATTTCGTTTAGTAATGTTTCAGATTCGGGATTAGATGGGCTTTTAAATAATTCTGCTTGTTTAACATTGTATCTATCTGCTGCTAAACTTCTTGCGTTTTGAGCATTTGGTCTTCCGGCACTGTCATCTAGTACGGGTATATTAGGATCAAATACTAAAGGATTGTCTGAGGTTTCTAAAGCGAATATTATTTTGGCTTTATTTCTATATTTTTGTAAAGAAGAAATATTATTTTGCAATGTATTAGGTATTACATACCCATACATTTTAATATTAAATGTACTTTTTACTATTCTTTCGGCTCCAGTAGGTAATTCTGTTACTGTATTAAACGAATCAATTGAAGCTTTAAATTTATAGCGTTGAGGATCCCCCCAATATGTGTCTGAAGCATAGTTAATAGCTTCAACTATTTTGTTTAGTTGCTCAACATAATAAGTATAAACTACACAACTGTATGTTAAGTTAATGTAGTCGGGGATTGTAACTGCGTAGAATTGTTCTTCAGGAACTCTATTGGTTAATACATTAAAATTTGAATAAAAATTTCTAGTATCGTATTTTTTCTTCATTACCCCATATAAATTAGGATAATTAGCATCTAATTTATTTCCCAAACTTCTATTACGTTCAATAGTATCTCTTTTGAACATAATAAGGGGTGCCATTATAGCTCCGTTTTTATCTTTATAATACCCATCGCGTTGAACTGATTTCCAACGTTCAGGGGCACCATATATTATAGGTACTTCAATACGCGTACCATTTTGTATTACAAAAGGTTTAATAACATTTTGGAAATAATACATAATAGCCTCGTCTATATCTTGGATAGTAACTGTAAATGGTTTTACAGTATCTCCTTCCCAACTATTCTGCAATGAACGATTAGGCCCGTTAAAATTAGGATTAGCTAAATTTGGATCTCCTAATAGAGAATTACTTGCCCCTGATAGTTGATTACTAAGTTCAACTTGAGTTTTGGGGGTAGGTTTTCTTGGAGATGGGTTTCTACTTTCTGCCATAATTACATTCGTTCAAAGGTTATACCAACTTTATCAGCAGGAACATAGTGGGTTTTACAAATTATAGATACATTATAACCAAATTCCCCTAAGCCTGGATTGAATCCTGCGGGTTGTGGGCTGTTTGGGTAATCCGGGTCTTTACCTACAAAATATTGTGCGGCATTAGTTGCGTGTACCTCATAATATGCGGTTTCATATAAGATAATATCACCAATTTGTGGTACTAAATTAGCACCATATATTGAGTCTTGGTTAAAATCATTAAGTTTATTTAATAAATCGTCTCTTAAAAATCTAAATTCAGGTTGCCAATCAAAAGTTACACCCATATCGTCTGTGGGTTGGGTTTGATCAGGTAGGTCTATTAAACAGTATAACAAGATAGGACCATCGTAATATTTCTGTTCGGCAGCTTCTCCGTACATATTAAAATTAGTTTGATTTAATCTTAATTTGTAAAAGGCACACTGTTGAGATATAATATTACCCATTAACTCGCGGTTAACATATCTAAACATTGAAATGTCGCGTGCCTGTCCAAAAAGAGCCATAATTAACCTATATAAATTGTCATTGGAACGTTATTTAGTTCCTGTTTTGAAAAATCAGCTTCATCTTTACGTCTTTCAAGCATACTTTTTCTAGAAGTTTCATCAAAATATGCTCGTAATCTTTCTATTAAGGCATCCTTAGTTGTTTGGGCTGATGCTACAAGAGTATCTCCGTTTAATGTAACTTCAGCACCTGGTATTGGTATTTGGGTATATTTGTTTCTTACATATCCTAATATTTCTTTAGTTATAGCTAAAGTATATTCAAATACCCAAGAACGTCCTATTGAATTTATTTGGGCGTATATGGGATTTGCAAATGGAACATTAGATACATTTGTTATAAGACCTGCTCCTAAAGCTCCACTTCCGGAAGCTAACGAATCTGATAAACGTTCATTTTTTAGAACATATTGGAACCAGTAATGTGTTCCTGTGTCTCCGGGCATAGGTACAGGATATACTCTAAGTTTATTGTTGTGTATATCAAAGCTATAAGCTGAAAGCAAAATTTCTTGTCCTAATTCAACTTCTTGAATAGCATTAACATTGTATGATAATGGAGTTACAAGATAGTTGTATCCATATCCTGCAAAACCCGGAACCCCACCTAAGCCACCCATAAATCCACCTAATCCTGCTCCTAACCCTGCAGCACCACCATAATAGTACGTTGCGGAAGCGGGTATACCTTGATAAAATACGCGTTTAATTTCCAAGTTACTTGCGCTAATACCATTTTGTACGGCCCACTCGTTTAAGTCATAATCTTGCACACTTCCCGTTAAAATAACGGAACCACTATACCAGTTTACATTACCACCTGATCCTGCTTCTGTACCATATTGTTCTGAAATACGAATAATATTACCCATATTTGGGGTAATTTGTGTGTTGTTAAGAGTAGGAGTAGAAATAGGTAATCCTTCCAAGTTAAGCATATTTTCTCTAACTTGATAAGCATATAATTCGTTTCCGTATACTGTAACTGCTTCTTCAAAAGCAGCCCAAAAGTTTAAATCTTGTAATTCAACGTTTTCAATAGGGTAGCCTAATCTTCTAGCACAAAAATTTGCTACTTTATTAGCATCCGTTTTAAAATCAGTATCGCTATCATAAAAACCAAAAGGAGTTGGTGAACTACCTGTTGAAGGTGTATTATAATACGAAGCTGAAACCTGTGCAAACGATGAAGAGCCAGGCCAAATAGGAATATTTGCCATTTAGTTTTTGTTATAAATATGAAAAAAAAAGCCTCAATTTGAGGCTTTAAT